TCACCGACAACATTACCTTGATCGTGCATAGCTTGGTGTCCTGTCGCTGTCTTAACAGTTTTCCCGATCTTTGTAGTCCTCATGTGTGGACAATTAGGATCACCACCAACCCATGTGCCAGTTTGATAATCTCTTAACCCCCAGTATGGTGGTGAAGTAACAACTGTATTAAAATGTTTGTCAGGTAGTGTCTTTAGAACCTCCCTGCAATCCCCCGTTAAATATTCTACTGTCACGAATCTAATCTCCCCTTTTCTCGCAATCTTTTCTTTATTGTATATTCTTTCTTGGTAAGCTCTTTTAACTGTTTATCACAAGAACCACAGCTAACATCTGTCCGACCTTTGTAGACCCGACCTCTAGTTAAAGCTCCACACCAATCACAATTTATATGAGTTTCGTAATACCTCCAGTAACCATCTTTCATATATTATCCCTCGCTGTCGTTGCCTCATACTCACCCCGACTCATCACACCACTCATAGTACCAAGCCACTTACGACCACCAGATGTAGTGAAACTGTATTTACTGATCCTGCCACCGACAATTAATTCCCGAACAATTCCGTCAATCACACGTTGTGACAGGTGGTGCAACGCTTCAGGTGAGTCAGCATCAGTCATTCGATTCAGGATACCATCAGCAGTTCCCTGTTGACACAATGCCCGACCTTCTCTTTCACACCGAGCTATCCACTCGTATAGTGCAGTTTTCCTTACATCTCTGTTCGTTCCCATGTTCAACTGTTCTATTTCATCAGTCCNATCTACCAGCAGTCCAGTGTATGTATCCCGAACAAATCTTCGGATTGTACGATTTGCAGGTCCGTTTGANTTAACAATCGCACCATCAAAACATCTGTTTCTCTGNTACTCTATATTCANTTCTTTGCATCTTCTCTTGGCTGTTTTCTCGTCCAACTGCCACAAAGTAAAAGCACACCGAACCCCGTCAACCAAAGCTGACGTACCACGAATAAGNTTTCTGGCTTGCTCTGGTGTAGATATGACAGCATCATCTTTTACCTTTGTCATGTGGTGGCACATCATCACTGACGCACCAGTTTCTGACCCGATTTGTGATAATAAGCCAGTGAGTGCGGCTCCTGCCGCTGGATCTGCATTTACATCTGCGTGGACAAAAGAAGCCAATGGATCAAATATAATTAGCTTCAGGTTGTTAATCTGTAAGATTTGTTCGTATATACGTTCAAACTCTTGTGATGTGCTGTACTCACCATGTATGTTCTGCATGATTGGAAACACCCCACCGAAGTTAGGTAACGATACAACTCTCAACTCATGGTGGTAGTTAAACCTCTTACCATCTGGATCAAGACGTTCAATACGTCTATGCATCTCACCTTCATCATCTTCTGCCGTGAATATAATCACGTTGCCAAACTCTTTAACCAAACCACCAAAAGAGTTTTGACCATAAGCACCAGAGGCTACCTTCATGCCTAAATCCAGTGTAAGCATACCTTTTCCTGCATCTCCAGACGCACTTAATATTATTGGTACGTTCAATGGGAATGTGGCATCAACTAGAAACTTTTGTTCGGGTGCTGTGCCAGTAAACCTTGATACCAGTAAACTCTCGTCCAGTAGATTTATGTTTTGCTTGGTGTTCTTACTGGTTGTATTAAGAAAATTATTTATGTCAAAGTCTTCTGATATGGCATCTGCCGCATCCCAACCCTCTGGCTTACCTCTTGGTGGTGTCAACATGGTTACTGACCTTGCACCAGCATTAAGAGATAATTCTTGTACCAGTTCTGCAACTCTCCTACCAGCAGTGTCATTGTCCTGCCATAAGATAACTTCTTTGCCTTGCAGGGGAGAGAAGTCATACTGTGTCGCTGACTTCTTTGTAAGCATACCAGCACCTCCCATTGTACAAGTAGCTGTGTGTCCTATGTTATTCAAAGCATCTGCACACTTCTCACCTTCTACCCATATAACTTTATCTGAAGCTAAAATGTTCGGGATATTGTATAATGGTCTGACATCAGGCATACGAGGATATGGGTGGTCGCCAGTAAACTGCCTGAACTCTTTCTTTGGTTTACCATGTGAGTCCAGTATAGGATTGCCTGCTCCATCACGAACAAGATACTTCCTGACCAAACATATAATATTACCATCAGAGTTATAGTATTTGTACTCTGCATCATAAGGTGTCTGGTAATTTATCTGTGGCTTAACTGGATTCGCTGGTGCATCTTCCCGAACAAAACTTCGGGTTTCATCTATGTAGTCTGCGAACATATCTTTGATTTCAGGCAGTCGCAACCCTTGACCTTCCATCAATATTTTAACGATACCACCGATACCGACACCACCATTAAAATCCTGACCCTTCATAAAATATGGACTGCGTGGGTTTATATCTATCTTTAATGACTTGCCCGATTCGCCATGTAATGACCCGATAGAGAACTCATCACCACGAGTTGTACCCTGTGGAAATGTCCTCTTCAGAACATCAATCTGTACTTGTCTTGGAACTTTATCACTTATTAATTCAACCAGTTCCTTTGCTGTCATAGTGCTTTTATTACTATTAAATGGTAATACTCTCATTTCCCAACTCCCAACATCTTTTTCTAAACTCGCATCTTTTACACGCAAAGTAATCCGAATTTACTGCTATGCGTGGCAATATTTCATTATGTTCCACAGCTTTTAAAATGTCTACTGCCTTGTCGCTTACTTGCTGTGCCAACGCTTTATTGAACGGAACTAACTCAAAATATATTTCACACGTATTTTTATTAACCACTGTAAACAAAGCAGGATTGTTTAAATCCATGTATGCTTGATACAGAGCTATTTGAGCTGCATATATAGGGTTTACCTCGCTAACCCCTTTCCGAACAAATTCATTAAAACTTTTATCATTTGCTGATTTACATTCCCATAATGCAGGATATGCCATATCAACAGACCCACCACATATCACACCATCTATATGACCTTTTATCCTATCATCAGCTATTGAGAAACCATACTGCTTTCCATTCTTGTCTGTACTTTTTAAATCAAATCCTGCATTGTATAACCAACCATGAGCCATATCTTCAATCACATGACCAAACTCAAATATACGCAACACCTTTGAACTGAATTGATTTTCAACATCAGTTTCTACACCCATGTAACGATACTGTATCTTTCTTGAACATGGGTCGCCCAAAGATGAAGCACCTAGATAGCTTCTCTTTTCTTTCTTTTTATTCTGCTCTTGAATACTTTCATCAATGATGTCTAGTATTTTTTTACTAATATCATTACTGTTTGTATTTGAGCCAGATGTCTGCCAAATAAGTTTCGTTAAACTCATATTCCAAATCCCCTATCTCTTCTTTACAAAGCATAATTAAAACTAAAATCTTTTCTTCGTCTAATTCAGACAACCTAGTATTCCAACCAAACTTACCAAATAAACTGCCAATCGACTTTAATGAATTGTCGGATCGTCCAGATTGAGTGTTGTTTGATACTTCCATCTATCCTCCTCCTTGCCTTTAAAAAATGAAAACGTAAACAATTCATCACCTCTATATGATGCAATAGCCCAGCCTGCATTAATACCTTGTTTCATTCTTGCTAATACTTCATCAACAGAGTCTGACACACTTTCACAAAAGTAATCATCAAAATCATTAGGATTTAAAGAATAAGGAAATTCAACAGTCGTGTAAAAATTTACATTCATATCTCCCTCATCTGTTTTTATAAGCATTTTAACTTCTATACATGGAGTCATGTCTTTCCATGCTCCTTTATTATTTTTTCCAAATACCATTTTGCTTTTTCTAAATCCTCCACTCCATTTTTATCTCTATATCTCCAAATGTATTTAATAATATTACCTTGCAGATAATACTCATAGCCTTCGCCTAATGCAGATTTAATTGCATCAATACATTCAATCTCACTTTTAGTATAATGTGACGGGAAATTTACGTTATCTTTTTTCATGTTTCTCCCTCACATTACTAATCATATCGTCTACTCTAACCTTATTCCACAAATAATTCAAATAACACGCCGCCTTGTACTTTGTCCAAGAGAAGTCAAAACCTGATACCATTACACCATTTCGGCTTAACATATCTCTCTGCCTGTCACTGATACGTTCATTCAGCCATCTACGACCTTTCTTTGCACTATCACTATCTTCAATCTCTCTGAGAAAGTCATCAGCAGATGCTATAGCCTGTTTGCGTGTTCCTATACTAATCATTCTTATACTCCCACCAGAACGCTTTACAAGACCACAGGATAAATCATCTAAATCTACAACCATTGCAAAACCATTGAATCCTGTCGCTGTGACACATTTACCTGTACCAAATATATCTATCCAACGGAAAGGTGATCTGTCTAACAAATCTACTTCTGTCATGGAGAACTCTTCTAGCTGTGAGTTATCATCTTTGCCAAACTCGTGACCACACATAGGACATTCTCTAACACTCAAAGGAACAACAGAGTTACACTCTGGACAAACCTTTTCTGGTGCGTCACCTTTTAACTCTGATTGTGAACCCTCAAGATTAACTTCTTCTTCGAGTGACCCATGTGTTAAAACAGATGTACCAAAGTCAAGTACAACACAATCTGTCTTGACAATATCTGGATACTCATCTGGATCAATGGTTCGTAGTCCACGACCTATCATCTGAACCATTGTTGATTTGTAAGAACAAGGTCGTGTTAGAACAATACAGGATACAGGAGGTGAGTCAAACCCCTCTGTTAGTACAGATACGTTGACTACAACCTGTGTATCCCCACTTGACAAATCCTCCAAAATCTCCCGTCTCTCGGCTTTGTCTGTGTTCCCTGTAACTATCTTTGCATTAACACCTTCTTCTACAAACTCTTCGCATAAATCTTCTGCGTGTGCCACTGTCGAACAGAACACCACAGTCTTTCTATCATGTGCTTTATCTAACCATTCGNTTACAACCCTTTGATTNATAGCTCGCTTGTTCATAATACGAGCTACTTGATCCATATCAAAATCAACCACTGTTTTCCGAACATTCTCAAGTTCAGAACGTACACCCACGTCAATGACGTAGGTTCTTGGGGTGACAAGAAAACCTTCACGAATGAGTGTTGATATTTCGATTTGGTGGCTGCAGTTGCTAAAGACTGAACGCAAACCCTTCTTATCCCCACGATTAGGCGTAGCAGTGAAACCAACGATTTCAACTTTGTCATTAATTTGTTTAGCATGATCAATTATCCGAGTGTAAGTATCAGCTACCACATGGTGGCTTTCATCAACGACTACCATGTCCATAGCTTTCATGTTATCTAAATTGTTCGGTCTGGATAATGTCTGCACCATAGAAAATACAGCATCTCCGTTCCAATCTTTCTCTTCAGCATTAACAATGCTGGTCAATATATTGGGGTTTATGCGTTTAAACTTATCCATATTTTGATTAACCAGCTCATCTCTGTGCTGCAGAACCAGAACATTTCTTCGGGTTTCGCAGCGTTTACCTATCAAAGCAGAAAGCATTATTGTTTTGCCTGCACCCGTTGGTGCAACAACAACAGTATTGCCATGCTTATCCAAAGCATCTATAGCTGAATTAACAGCAATCTCTTGATATGGTCTAAGTAACATTATACTTCATTCCCCCAAGCATCCCAACCATCTACTGTTTGCCTAGCAAATAATTCTATTCTTGGTTCATGTGATACATTTTCTATTTTAAAATACATTTGATTTGGTTTAGAGCTATGTTTGTGTCTTTTATCAAAAACAACAGTGCTTTCATTTTTTACTTTTGGTTTAAGTTTTCCTTTTACTCCAAACAAACATATCTCATGTTGTCCTCTAAAATAATATCCAATACCAAATCTATCTTTTACCCAAACAATATTTGTAATATATCTAAAACCCCAATGTTCCATAATATCCAAACCATCTTTAAGAAAATTATTTGTAACCCACATAAATAACCAACAATCATCATCAGCAATAGATTGAACAGGTAAATTTTTTATATCTTGTGTTTTCATTAAAGAATAATGTCTATCTGCACCTCTCTTTATTTTCCCACCACCACTCTCAAGCCAGGGTGGATCAGCATATATTGTTTTATATTTTTTATTTGGAAATGGTATCACAACATTTACTCCTTTCTCTTAATTAAATTTCCCAACAGCCACAACGCAACTCAAATGAACCTAACTCAGCCAACCTCAACAGCCTAAACATAACTAACAGCACCTCTCCCCAAGATAGCACAACTCAACTGCCTTAACCGAACCTACCTCACCCAAGCATAGTTGACCCAAACACAACTGCCAGAACAGACCCCAACTTAAAGCACCTCTCCATGACTCAAGAAAACGCACCAAATCCTAACACAACTGCCTGAACTTATCGCACCCCTACATAGAATATCGCACCTCACCCCAACTGCCACAACTAAACTTAACGAAAAATAACAGACCCTAGTTTAACGCTCCATACCTGAACTGCCTAAACGGATCGCACCACAACGCACCCCTCCCAACCACAGACTAAAAAAACTCAACTGCCTCAACTGATCCTAACTGACCCAAGAAAACCCAACCCCTGCTGAACTGCCAAAAATTAACAGACCGAAACGTAACACACCTCGCCCAAGCATAACGGAACCCATCTGAACTGCCGTAACTTAACATATCCCAACGCAACATAATCCTAACTGACCTGTCCCCTCCTCAACACGACACAACAGCCTGAACATAACGCAACGCACCTCGACAAACATTAACGAGCCAGACCCCAAGAGGACTGCCTAAAAAAGTGAGGCTTATATAGCCTCACTCTCCACACTATGTTCTTCTAAAGAATTTGCTACTTCTTCAAGGTTTTCTATATCTACTTCTTTTACAGCACAGATACCTTTATATCTTTTAGTCCAAGATCTTAATTCTCTACAGGCTTGACGACATAACTCAGCAACAGTATCAGGGTTATCCAAGTCAAACTTTTGATAACCACCACCTTGTGCTCTACCATCTATAGGAGAGATGTAAGTAGGAAACTTTAACACCTTTGGTTCACTAATACCAATACTATTTGTTACATCAACAGGATCAGGTGTTACATCTTTATATTTAATTGTTATCCTACAACCTGAGAAAAACTGACGAATTTGTTGTATTTGATATTTAATCGCAGCTTTTTCTTGATCCCACTCCAATACTTTATACATTGGGTGATCAGGCTGTGTAGACAACCATTCACGAAACTCGGCAGGAACAATAGTGTTCCTGCCTGTTTTATTTAGATAATCATCAACAATTGCTTGACGATCTCTTTTGCCAAATCTTTTAGGTTTAGCCATTAAGCAACTTCCTTAATAATAGCCGCTCTTTTAAGCCTCTCTTGCGTAATTGCTTCATAGAGTTCGTGGCTCATATTATCATGTGCCTCAATCTCAGGATTTTCTAAAGCAAGTTTTTGACAAGTAGCACCCTCTTCTTTGACTAGACGATCAAAAATCTTTTGATCATCTTTTGTTTGGACGATCCTATATCCTCCCATCGGACCACCCTTTTCAATTCGCCAATCACCCAAGCCACATAACGTGCCTGCATTAACGAGCAATGCCGTAATGTCAAGCTGACTAAACGTAGGGTTAATATAACGAATTGTAACTTCAGTACACCAATTAGGTAATTTAGCACGGGTGCGAATATCAGGTGTTCTGTTTATATCAGAAGAACGAACAACAGACATATTCATATAGGGTTTACCCCATACGTTAATATGTTCACCCACAACATAGATACCACGATTGATACTAGCTTTTGTTACACCAGCAGTTTCAAGAGCCGCAGTTGCCATGCCTCTCTTAATACCTGTGGACGGGAAACTAAGATAAGAACCATTAGTGCCATTGATATAACAACTATCTACAAACTCCTCTTCAGGATTATGTTTGATTTCTTTTTTCTCAGCGGCAGTCTTCTTCGCTGCACCCATAAGCAAAGTCTTTTGTGCTTTCAAAGACATTGAATTGTAAATTAAAGGTGCAGTGCCTATGATTTTAAAAGACACCTCTGTCTGTTGTAATGATTCAATACTTAACCCCATTTCTTTAACTGTAGTTTTTTTAGCGACCATAATTGCCTCCTTTCTCTTGATTAATTTTTGTTATAATTTTTTATTAATGATTTTAAAAACTGTACTTTAGATACAGAGAAACCNACGTTATCTTCAAATACAGCTTTCCTATTTAAGAACTCCTCATTTTCCTCATCTGTAAAAGTAATGTTTACAGAATGAGGAGTTCTCTGCTTTTTCCTCAACGACTGTCGCCTCGCATATTCTTTCGCAGACAGGTCAGGACTGAGTTCAATGTCATCATCGTGCATTACTTCGCCCAATCTGGAACATTGTTCCCAACTTGATTTTGTTGAGGTTGTGCCTGTGTAACAGGTGGTGTAGGATTATTGCCACCAATATATCCTGTCTGATTAGGAGTTATAGGTGCAATCAATCTGTTACGATCTGCATACCCATTAGTTCCTTTTTCAATACCAATCTTAATACACAACTGCATATTGTTTAAATCTTCTATGCTGTTAAGCTGTCTAGCTTGTTGTGCGTTTGGTGTTGTATCATCAGGATTAATGTTACGAGCACTTTCTATAATTGATCGCATAGTTCGCAAACCAATCTCTTTAGCAACAGGAACATTACGTTCACTCATCTTGTCACCATCGACAAAAATTCTGTGCCAAACCTTACGACCATTATAGTCACCACCTGTAATGGTAAATACTACAGGCATCCATTTTGCCCTACCACCACCTTGTGATTTTTTAAAAAAGTTACCCCTACCAAATTCAGGTAGTTCCACATCACCACCCTCTAATAGTAAGTTAACTCTTGCAATAGTATTTTCTGGAATAAGTTCAAACTCACCAGATGAACTACTATTAGGTTCAATGTTATTAAAGTCTATTGACATCATTTACCTCCTTCATCTTTTAAACTAAAATCTAAGTTTCTTTTTTGTGTTGGTTCTTTGCCAGATATTTTATTAAGCAATTTACCAAGATTAGGTTCTTCAATTAGATCGAGATTACCCGACCTATCCTTTGCAGGATACCCCCACTCATTAAGAGTATGGCAAACGAAAGCACGATAAGGTGGTGTGTCTTCGTTACCAGGCATGATAGCCATAGTAATCACCTCATCAACAATGCCTGGTAGTTCTCGTCCTGTCTTAGAACCCTCTATTTGAAGGTCATAATTAGTACGATTGTAATCGTCTACCTTACTATCAAGAATACCTACGAATATAACATTCTTATCACGTATATGTTGTAGGTGGGTTAGCCAAGCCATCATCTCTCTACCCTGCATACCATAAGCTGCACGGGTATCTAAACGACCACTTGAAGTTTTACAATCTGGCTGACCTTGACACCATTGAAAACAAAGGCGACCAGCGACTGTAATACTGTCCACAAATATTGTTTCGTATTTAGATAACATCTCTGTGGGATTGCCATATTCTTGGCAAACTCTTTCATAGTGACTAGCAGAGTATATCTGATCTTCATTCAGTGCAGGATTTGCACCACCAAGATAACACGCAAAGTCACGACATTCCTCCCATGTTCTAGGACGAATAACNTCTATGTACCAGTTTTGTATAGCGGCATCACCTGCCTCTAAGTCCATAAACAAAGTGCTTTCTGATGGTAGTGTACGCACCAAAGTAGTCTTACCTACACCACTCGGACCTCCTATAACTATCTTGTGTCCTCGCTTTTCTTTGAGCCTAGTTTCGGCATCTATAATTTTAAATGCCATTACTCGACCTCCTCAAAAGTTACTTTAACACCTTGTAGGCTAACTGTTCTAAATTCTTTTAATTTGTCTTGAACTTCAGGCACAGCATTAGTAAACTTTGCCTCTGGAACAGTGATGCTAACTTTAGCATAGTGAGCTGCTTCTTGTGGTGGGAGAGTTTCTAAGAAATCTCTTAATTTATTTTGATCCCAATCCACTTTCTTACGCATCTCGATTTTTATTTTATAATTATTTTCGATCAAGGTTGCAGTACCAAAATCTTTACCCTCCTGCCTAAGTAAGTCTTTGGCAGTATCAGAGTATCTAGCTTCGAGTGATTTGTTGAAGTCCTCCAACTCCTTTTTGGCTTGTTCGTATTTACGAACTAAAGTTTCTTTATGAGTTGCCAAGCTCTCTGCGATAGTAGCTATTGCTGTCATAAATCCTCCTTCCTGTTATTNATTAAAAAAANCTTACCCATTAATAATATGGGATTTGTACGGAAATATCAAGTATTTTTTTTAGAAATTTTTATATTTATATTATATATTGCTTTCATCAGCTTTTTTTTAATAATGAAATCAGTGGTTTGCACACCTTTTGCATCTTCAACAATTTCTTCTTTTTCACCATTTTCATGTATTAATTTATAAACAAAGTCTGCAACATATCGACAAATTTTATGATCNTTGACAAGTATGTCGTACTTAACTTGACGTTGTAAATCTTCTACAACGCCTGCCATTTGCATAGATGCAAGTTGACCATAACGCTCTGCNTCCCATTTGGAATCAAATTTGTATCCCATAAACTCAGTTTTTTTAGCGTTATATTTATTGTACTTCCCATACTGTCTAGGATAGTGTATACTTTTTTTAATCATATCTTAGAAAGGATACAGTAAATGGCATCAAATGAAAAGTGGAAAAGTGTCAGTGTAAATATAGATACTTATGCAAAGATAAAAAAAATAGCACAAGATGAAGATAGAAAGATAGGTCAACAGATTTCTAATCTTGTTAAAAAAGAATATGAGAAAAGATATAGTAACTTAGGTATTGGTTCTGCTAAGCAGGTTTAACTTCTTCCATACGCTTACATAAACGCTCAGCCCTGTTTGTTACCTGACGATACCATCTGGAATCACGCATCTGATTTGCACTTTCCTGCCAATTGCCGTCCATGACAGCTTGNATATGTTTACGAAATCTGCTGTAACGCGGCAATCCGAGATTGAACATCATATTCGCTATTATTTGTTTTACGGGCTCTGGCAATTTATCCCAATCATCATAAACTTTTTTGCAATCCATAATCACACTT